AGACAAGCAGTAGACAACTATAAGTACTTCTTTCAAGAAGAAAACGATTTAGACCAATATGTAATGAGAGGAATATTATGAATATATTAGAAGAAGCTAATAAAATAATTAATCTTCGTTCTGAAGAAAAAGAAAGAGAGTATGGTCCATTTAAAGAATCAATGGAGAAAGCCGCAATAGTAGCGTCTGAACTATGTAATAAAAAAATTACAGCAGAAGATTTTTATAAATGTATGATTGCTTTAAAAATAAGCAGAATGGCATATAATTTAAAAGAAGATACTTTATTAGATGCGGTTGGTTACATAGCTGCTTTAAATAATTTTAAAAATAATGAATAATTTTGAACAAACATATAAAGATTTGTTATTGCGTGTTTTGCAATATGGAGAAGAAAATAAAAACCGCACAAGTATAAATACTTTAAAATTATTTAATCAAAGTATTAATATTAAATTAAATAATGGTTTTCCTATATTAACAGGTAAAAAAATATACTTTAAAAAAGCATTAGCAGAGTTTAAATGGATATATGAAGGTCGTACCGATTTAAAATATTTACAAGATAATAATATAAATTGGTGGAATGAATTTGCAATTAATGGTCAGCTTGGGAAAGTATATGGATATCAAATTAAAAATTATAATAATTCTATAAATCAAATTAAATATTGCATTAATGAAATTAAAAACAACACGCGGCGAGCTATTATTACTTTATGGAATCCATCTGATTTAAAAGAGCAAGCTTTACCTTGTTGTTATACTCAACTTAATTTTGTAAGAAGTAATAACAAATTAAATTTAGTAATGCACTTTAGAAGTTCAGATTTATTTTTAGGTTTACCTTATGATATAATTTTTGGAGCTTTATTTTTAATTGAAATATCTAAACAATGCAATTTAATGCCATATCAATTAGGTTTAAATTTAGCTGATGCACACATTTATATGAATCATATTGAACAAGTTAATTTATATTTAGAAAGTAATACTTATGAATTACCTCAATTAAAAGGAAATTATAATAATTATTATTTAGATAATTATAAATCAAATAAATTAATTAAAGCACCTTTAGCTATATGACAACTTATTATGTATACAGAATACCAAGAACAAATAAAATTGGGTGTACACATAGAATAAAAGAAAGGCTTCAAGAACAAGGAGTAAGTGAATATGAAATATTATATAAAACTACAGATATTAATGATGCTTCAAATAAAGAAATTGAATTACAAGATAAATACGGGTATAAACGGGATAGAGTTCCATATAATCAATTAAATTTTAATACAATGGAAAAAATACATATAACCAATGAAACAACAACTTTTGCAAAAGTTTTTAATAAAGAAGATTTTGATAAATATCACTCAAAATTAAAAATGCTTAATTTGCCTGATTTTGGTGAAATTGAAATTAACAAAGACATATTAGAATTTATTAAAAGCAAATTAACAAAAAGTCAATATCCTAATTTTGGTATGTATATATATAATCAAAGTTTATACAATTACGTAGAGTCAAAAAAAGAATATACAAATTTTGAATTAATACGAAAATGGGCTAAAGAAAAAGGTATATTAGATAAAGGTGATAGTAAAACACAATATATAAAATTACAAGAAGAAGCGGGGGAATTGGCTAAAGCTTTATTAAAAAAAGATAAAGAAGAAATAATTGATGCTATAGGTGATTGTGTTGTTGTATTAACTAATTTAGCGGAACTTGAAAATTTAAAAATAGAAGATTGTATTAAAAGTGCTTATGATGTTATTATAAATAGAACAGGTAAGATGGTTAATGGCACTTTTGTAAAAAATGAATAAAGATATAATAGAAGAATTTTATCTACTTGCTTTAGTAGATATAGCAAATGGCAGAGGTTTGCAAGAACTTGAAGAAGCTATTGAACTATACGAAAAAGCAGAAGAATATGAAGCGTGTGCAGGAATATTAAAAGCAATACACGAATCAGGATATATGACATTAAACGAATTACTAAATAAGATACAAGATGAACAAACAGATGATTAAAGAAATAGTAGATAACTACTTTGAATTAAACCTTAAAAGAAATACTCGTAAGAGACAATACGTAGAAGCAAGAGCAATCTTTTACAAGCTATGCAGAGAGTTTACAAAGTTAAGCCTTGAAGAAATAGGCGAACAGGTAAATAGAGACCACGCTTCTGTATTACACGGTATAAGGTCTTTGAATAATTGGATAGAATACGATAACAGGATAAAAAACAATCTGCGAATCCTACGAAACAAAGTAAGAAACTTTGAAGATGAAAAAGATAACGTAATAGAATTAGATGAATCTATAGTGCTTAAATACGTTCAGCTTAAAGAACAGGTAAAAGAGCAGGAAGAGATAATAAACGACCTACGTAATGCACTAAAAGATATAACAGAGAAGCACACTCGTAGAGAGAAGTTCTATCAGAAGTATGGGTTTATTAATTAACACTTTGTAAATAAAGTTATTGTATAATTAATTAATTAATCTATTTTAATTATGGATGGTAGAAAAAATAATGGTGGTCATTCTACAAAAGGGTTCGCAGGAAGAAAACCTAAAAGCGAAGAAATAAAACTTGTAGAAAGATTATCTCCTTTAGAAGATGCTGCACTTGATGCCTTAAAGAAAGGTGTTGAATCAGGAGAACTAAAGTGGATTCAATTGTACTTAAACTACTATCTTGGTAAACCAAGAGAAACAAAAGATATTACAATCAATGAAGATTTACCGCTTTTCATTGAGGATATTGATTAATGCAGGTTAAGAAAACAATAGCACTTAAAAAGCTACAAAAACTTAAAAGCAGGATACGAATAGTTAAAGGTGGAACATCAGCATCCAAGACTATATCGATTCTTGCTTTATTGATTAACTATGCTATAAGAAACAAAGGAAAAGAAATAAGCGTAGTATCTGAATCCATTCCACACTTACGTAGAGGTGCTTTAAAAGACTTCTTATCGATTCTAAAGGGTCTCAATAGGTATAATGATAGTCAGTTCAATAAAAGTACCTTAAAATACACCTTTTCAAATGGTAGCTATATAGAGTTCTTCTCTACAGACCAACCTGATAAGTTAAGAGGTGCAAGAAGAACAGACTTATACATTAACGAGTGTAACAACGTTCCTTTTGATGCTTATACACAATTAGCAGTAAGAACAAGTGGAACGATATGGTTAGATTACAACCCATCTAATTTGTTTTGGGTAGACAAAGAATTGGTAGGAAAGCAGGACACCGATTACATCACACTTACTTACAAAGACAATAACGCACTACCTGAATCCATAGTAAAAGAAATAGAGAAAGCTAAAGAGAAAGCAAAGACCTCTACCTATTGGGCTAATTGGTGGAAAGTATATGGATTAGGAGAAACAGGTAGTTTAGAAGGTGTATGTATTCCTGATTGGAAAGAAATAGATAGACTTCCTGAAGATGCAAGATTAATGGCTTATGGTATGGACTTTGGTTATTCAGTAGACCCTACTACCTTGATTGCATTATATAAATGGAATGATGCTTATATCTTTGATGAGGTTCTTTACAAGAAAGGAATGTTAAATAGGGATATAAGTCGATTCCTACAACAACAGGACATAAAAGAAAACATAGTAGCTGATTCAGCAGAACCGAAATCTATAGCAGAGTTACAAGGATATGGACACTCTGTATATGGAGTAAGCAAAGGTAGAGATAGTATAGTGTATGGTATTAACCTCATCAATCAAAACGAAATATACGTTACTGCAAGAAGCAAGAACTTAAAAAGAGAACTACAAGGATATGTATGGGCAAAAGATAAAGAAGGTAACACACTACAAAAACCTACAGGGGAACATCCTGACTGTATAGATGCAGCACGATATGTTCTTACTGACCAATTAGAGAATCCTAATAAAGGGGAATATTTTATCTATTAATTAGGATTGTTTAAAAAAAGTTTATATATTCGTATAAACAAAGTTTAATTAAATCAATAATTATGGAAGATTTTACAGAAGTATTAATTAGCAATTTAACAAAGAAAGAGAACCGCAGGAACACAATTAAGTTCATAGGCTACTCTTTACTCTTTGGTTTATTTGGATTAGCATCAATGTATGGATTTTTATACTTTATGCTATGGGCAAACGAAATAACAGATAAGATTCTTGGAATATCATAAGATGAAACAAGCGTGTTGGTACGAGGATATTTACGTTGTACAGAAACCTACAAAGCGAGGTGGCTATAAAGGTTCTGATGTAACACTTTACATTGATTACAAGGGTCAAAGAAATATAGGAAGTCAAAAGATAACCTATGAACAGAACAGTAAAGAGTTAGTAGATGCAATAGAGACTGCTTACGAATACGCATATAAAAGATTCATATTAAATAGTTAATATTTTTTCATTTGGTTAAATTGGGGATTAGGTGGCTTTATGCTACCTTTTTCTTTTTATACATATTAATGACTTATTTATTGTAATTATATGAAAGTTGAAATAAACGTACCTGATTCACTTAACGAGATTACTTTAGGACAGTATCAAAGATTTGAGAAGCTGAACACAAAGGACAATCAAGGTTCTACATTCCTGCTTCAAAAAATGGTAGAGATATTTTGCAATCTTGATTTGAAAGATGTAGCAGAGATTAAATACAAGTCTGTACAGGAGATAGCAGTACACTTAAATAAGATATTCGACACTAAACATACATTGATTCCTACTTTTGAATTAGGAGGTGTAGAATACGGTTTTATACCTGTATTAGACGATATGACATTAGGGGAGTATATAGACCTTGATGAGAACTTGGGAGATTGGCAGACAATGCACAAAGCAATGAGCGTATTATACAGACCAATCAAATATAAGAAAGGACATAAGTACAATATAGAGCCATATAGTGGAATGAATGACAGACTAAAGTATATGCCTTTAGATGTAGTGTTTGCTGCTATGGTTTTTTTTTGGAATTTAAACAACGAGTTAATAACAACTATCCTGAACTATTTACAGAAGGAAACACAGAAGCTGACTACTCAACAGAGGGAACGTTTGGAAGCAAGTGGGGTTGGTATCAATCGGTCTATGGAATTGCTAAAGGAGATGTTACCAAGTTTGATGAGGTTACCAAACTCAATGTACACGAGTGCTTAATGTACTTGGCTTTTGAAAAAGATAAAATAGAATTAGAAAAGAAACTGATTAAGAAACGATGAAAGGGTTTTACAACGTAACAGACAAACTAAAAGACACGCTATTAGCAGAGCCATTTGTAAATACGGTTACATTTGGTTCTATTGATGATGTAGACCTCAACAAACAAACAATCTTTCCTTTGTCTCATATCACAGTAAACAATACTACTGTAGGAAGCAAGACCCTAACATTCAATATTAGTATTCTTTCTATGGACATTGTAGATATAAGCAAAGATGAGGTTACTGATATATTCGTAGGAAACGACAACGAACAAGATGTGTTAAACACTCAATTAGCTTTACAGACAAGAGTAATCAATATCCTACAAAGAGGGGATTTATATACAGACCTTTATCAAGTACAGGGAGATGTTACTTGTGAGCCATTTGTAGATAGATTTGAAAACAAGTTAGCAGGATGGGCAGCTACATTTGATGTAGTAGTACAAAACGATATGACAATATGCGACTAACCAAAACACAGGAGGCTTTAGAATCCTTTAAGAAGTTTGTTATACAACAGGCACGTACAAGGCTTACAAAAAGTCGTAAGAACGTTTCTAAAGAACTTTATAATAGTTTAAAGGGTAATGTAAAGGAGATGCCTAATTCTATCCTCTTGGAGTTTGAGATGGAGGAATATGGATTGTATCAGGATAAAGGGGTAAGCGGTACAGAGAAGAAGTACAACACACCTTATTCTTATACTACAAAGATGCCACCTGTAAAGAAGTTATCCGATTGGGCAAAGACACGAAATATAAGATTAAGAGACGAACAGGGAAGATTCACAAAGGGCAATTATAATACCATAGGATATTTGATAGCAAGAAGCATATACAGAAAGGGAATTAAACCTACTTTGTTTTTTACAAAACCATTTGAACAAGCATTTAAAAAATTACCTGACGAACTTGTAGAGAAGTTTGGATTGGATGTAGAAGATTTTTTAGCATATACATTAAAAGAAGATAGATTGAGATGAGTACAAAGATTAACGTAAGAAGTCCTTATTATTTACATTTAACAGAGCCAACAGTACCGTTACCTTTGTATGATTGTACAGTAGCTAACTTAACAGGGTTTTCTGTAGACAATCAAGGAGTGATAACTTTACCAAGTCCTGACTATGGAACAATATACTCTTATACAAGTTCAGCAGGAGACTTTGCTAATGGTAAGTTTGGAACAGTAAGTACAGACACTTCAAGAACAGTTGTGTTTACCCTTACGATTCCTGCAGGATTTTCTAATACTTCTGATTTGTTTTTTGAATGTGGAGCAACTGCAACTCAAGCAGGAACTACAACCTCAACAGTAGAAACACCTT